CTAAAGAATCCTCGTTCACCGCTTCGACTTTCATATAGGCTACTCCATTCGTTAAGGAAAGCCTCGAAGTCAGGCTTCTCTGTGTAACAGGCGCTGTTGTTTGCCAGTCCTCGATGCGGTGTCTCTATCCACCACTGTCCGTGCTTTGCTCTTCGGATGCGGTCATCCGTAAGGTTGCTAAGACTAATGAGAGCTGATCGCCGGACACCACCGACGACAACAATTTGAGCGATCTTGCAACATATGTCATGGCACTCGATGCTTGAGAGTTTGCGTCCAGCAGCTCGTTTAAAGGTTTCGACTGTGAACTTGAAAAGCTCAACAAGTGGTTCAGCTCCTGAAGCTCGTCCACCGAATGTTCTAAGTGCTGCGCCAGCTGGTCTAACTTTACTGATGTCCCAAGAAGGTAGTTGTCCAGAATACAAGAGGCTGATAAGTTCTCGGTAGGACTTTGCCCATCCGATCTTACTGTCGGCAACGTGAATTGTCGTGTCTGTTTCATGGAACGTCTCCGCTACTTCCGGCAGTTTCTGTATGTACTGTCGCTCAACGCTGAAGCCTACGCCTGTGCCACACATTAGAATGTACATCATCTCATCGAATGCGCGTGGATGGTCAATCGTAATGTATGAACAATTAAAACCTGCAACGTTATCTCGGTCAAGTGCTTCGCCTGCTGTCATCAACGCCCGCATCGATGGCATAACATCCATGTTGTAGATGGCGTTGTATAACTCGACACCTGTCTTATCGTCTAGGCTCCCTCGGTCTTTGAAATAATTAATGTATCGTCCTACTGTCTCGCCCCAAGTTTCTCGGCGCTTCTCGTCAGGTAGGTAACGTGCGTAGCGGCTCTTGTGAATATAACTTTGATAAACATCCATAATCATTCCTCTGTCAGTGCTTCCCAGCTTACTGGGTATAATGGTTCAATAATATCTGCAACGTTTTCTGCTAGTGTCTGTATCTCTTTCTGTGCGGTGTCGTGCATACGCTGCTTGTACATCCTAGCCCACGCTGCAAGGCTACCTGTTACATAGTAGCTTGTGAACATACTCTGCGGCAAGACCATACGAGCCTGCTCAGGTGCTACTCCTTCTGCTATCATCCGATTGTATAGTTGTACAGCATCGTTGATAAAACTCCTGTAGTCACGCCCAATACCCAGCTGGTCAGTATGAGGAAGACCACTTCCCTGCTTGATATTCGCTTCGGGTCTTTTCCTCCAGAGAGGATAGTAGAACTTAGGTTGGTCATCAACATATCTCCTGCTTACTTCGTTGTAGGTAAAACCAATCATGTGCTTGAACCTCTGCCGAGCTACGAAGATTGGCACTTCTTCTCGTATCGTTATCTGTGGGTGGCTGAATGGTGTCCAGTGTCCGTGACGAGCCAGATAACTGATTAGCTTGCTGTCTTTGTCTGATAAACCACCATCGTCTTCCCATTGTCCCTCCTTATCAAAGCTTACTCTTGCTGCATTCACTACTGTTAAGTCGTCACCCATGTGACTAATGTATTCTGCTTTCACTTAAGCTCCTCTTTAAGCTCTGTAAATCCCCCAACATATTGGAGGCCGTCTGTCCGTTCTTTAAATATCTGAGGCACTGTACGGAATACCTTGCCTGCTACTTCCATAAGCATATTCTGCTCGTCACTGGTTACGTCTCCGAGATCAATGTAATCAAACTGTATCTCGTTCTGTTCTAGCAACCGCTTAGCCTGTATGCAAAACCCACAAGCAGGTGTCCCATATACTACATACTTTAATACTGCCATCTCTCAATCTCCTATCCGTGTGTCACCCAGTAGTTAGCGATTATATGTATCTCTGTAATCACTGTTAACAATATAAAGATGGTTCTAATCAGGGCTACTTGGTCGGCGGTCTTGCTGTCGTTTGACGCTTTCTCCCCCAGTGCTTTCGCCCATATCTTCCACATCTTTAACCTCCTTCTTAAATATATTGTCCCAGTTGTCTGAGTATTTGTCGTAGTCTGGGAGAGGCCGTGGTGCGCTGCCTTTACCGCTCATGCCTCAGTCTCCAAGTCCCACCTACATCTAACCTCTTTTTGCTTCGACTCTAAGAACATCTTAATCAGATCAAAGCGTTGTTTTGCAGCCTTCTTATCCTTACCTAAAGCCAAGTTCTTTAGCATCTTTCTCCTTTTCCTCGATACCTTATTCATATGTATCTCCTGTTTACATTTATATGTACCAATAAGTGTAAGATTTGTACATTTTATGGCGCATAAAAGTGTATGTATTTCGGTACTTGTAGTCCCTATATTACATACTTTCTAAACCGATTAGTGTATAGAACCTTCCTTTAAACTGGAAGAGAGTACGCTTGTCTTGATAAACTCCATCAAGTAAACCATCTCTTCTACTTTAAGATCAGTTGCAACGCGAGCCATTCCTTGATCATCTTCAAGGATCATTACAAAGCTACCTGGTGTGTCAACTTCTTTGCCTATGCATTCGTCTACTGCTAGATCTATCTTCTCACGCAGCGTAGGCTCTTCAGTTCCTTTGCTAAAATTACCATCAATAACCTTCATGTGCAATTTCCTTGATAAGTCGCTGTATATACCATATAGCTTTATTCAGATCCTGTATCTCTTTCTGCTTGTACTTGTAGCGGTGCAGATACTTGATGGCGTTGCCTTCTAGGTATGACTTAACATCCTCAGTCTGCTGTGCAATGTAGTCGATACACTCGACACCGCCGTTGTTGTAATGGGATGGCTTAGTAACTGCGTCCCACTCTTCAGGCGTTACATCATTCAATCTCATTCTAGTTCCTCCTTAAGTTCGTCTTGTTTAGCCTCAATCTTGTCTCGAAACTTATTAACAATGTCTTCACTAGCAATGTCCAGTACTTCGAGCAAGCTGATCTCATCAATATGCATCAGTCGCTCGCACAGTTCCTCAAATGTTAGTGCCATACTTCTTCTCCAAGTAGGACATTGACACTGGCATCTCGTCAAACTGTCCGTTGTTAACTTCATGCAGCATCCACACTCCTCGCCAGCTGCCGTTTGTTTGATGATTCAAATAGTCCTCATCATGCTGATAGTAGATACCTCCGAACAGTCCTGTGATGCGTGAGCCATCAGCGCGTCTGTCGTATGCTATCTCCCTGTCCTGTACGTGTCCCATAATGCAGCTCATGTGTTTCTTACGCAACATAAGTGATGCACTGGCGCACGGCCTACCCATTACACCTGATGTAAAGTAATGACAATATGCAATGCCATCTATCATAGCTGGTTCTAAGAAGTCGTATACTTCCCAGCCATAATCATCAAGTTCAAAGTCATCATAGCTAAGCAGCCCGTCTAGCTTTGAATCACTCTCTACTGCTCTCTCGATGCGGTGCTCATGGTTACCTAGTAAGAACACCATACGAGGCTGCCATACCTTCTTGCGGTTCTGCCGTTGTCGGCGCTGCTCGGCTAGGATAGGTGCTAAGAATGCATCCATGCCCTGCTTACCTGCTTCAACATCGTTGATATACCGCCGTCCCTCAAAGCTCTTCTTACCTACGTCATAGCTGCTGAGGCTAGGCATATCCCAGTGGTCACCTAAGTGTACGATAACATCAGGCTTTTTGTCTGCAGCATACTGTCCAGCCCAGCGTAGGTGATCATAGCTCTGTCCTGGCTTGCATTGAGTGTCGGGTATTACTAAGTGCTTAGTCATTTCGTTTTATGTCTCCATCTAAGTGGGAGGTCATCAACTGTGTACCATTGAAACTCATGCTTATCCGCCCAGTCTGCCATCGTAAGTCGTGTGCCGTCTGCTCTACGTCTTGCTCCAGGCATTGCTGTCTTTGGATTCTGAAAGATGAATACAATGTCTTCGTTGTCTCCAAGTGAGTCCCTTACATCTATGTACTTACGTGCCTCGCTTCGATCTCTGAACCTGCCCTTAGCTTCTATGTATGTTACATACTCATCCTCTTCGTATTTGAAATCAGGCTCGTATGTCTTGCGCTGAATGTACGATATACGATCAGGATGATAGCAACATCTAGTTAGCTTCTGTTGCAGGTCATACTCAAGCCAGCTGTCGTACCCCTTAGGTATATTCTTTCGAGTGCGTCTGGTCATTTCGTGCCTGCGTTGGGTTTTATGGTAATTGTTCCTTCGGTGGTGAATGTGTTGGCTATGTCTAATGTAGGTGCCTCCCCTATAGGATTCTTATCATCAAACAATTCCTTACGCCGTATTGGATCTACCCACCACTCATCTTCGTAACGTCTTAAGAATAACAGTCGGGCGTTCTCGTATATCTCCTCCTCGTTACCCTTATAACATGTTACAACAGCGTTGTATAAATCCTCCTCGGTCGTAGCGTATTGCAGTGCCTTAGCTGCCTTGACCTTACCTATCCCGACACACCCTCGGATGTTATCAACTCGGTCACCTGTCAGCATCTGGGTATAGAGACTCATCAGTCCTTCCCACTCACTCACTTTTTGAAACTCATCCTTCACAAAGTTGTAGTGGTTGGTTGGTACCTGCAAGAAATCCTTATCAGTACTAACGATCAGTGCGTTGTCTAAATCCTTGGTTGCTTCGATGGATATAGCATCGTCTGCTTCCTGCCCCTCTACTAGAACTGCTCCCCATTCAGTCAGCATGTGGTCGCGTAGTTCATGGTAGTGCGTAGGCTTAGCAGATACGCGAGTGCCTTTGTAAGGCTGGATACTGGCGAAGTCAAACCTAAAGTTGCCCTTGCCTGTTAGATAAAGCTGGTACGGCGAAGCATCTCTGCCGCACCGCACCAGTATCGAGGCCACCAAGTTATCGAGTTGAGACTGTGCTTTCTTGAGCGGTTCATCCTCACAAGCAAAGCCAATTCGATAAGTTAAGATGTCGGCATCGATATGTATCATTAGATTGCAGCGTCTAAGTCGATGCCGTCCAATGTTTTATCTTCGTACACTTCAACGTCAGTGATCAACAGCTTCTTGATGGAAGGCGATACACCTTGTTTGTTCATGTACTTCCATGCATAAGTACCAATTGCAATGGTTGCTTTAGATCCGTTGCCTACTAAGCTGGGATCAACAGCGTCCCCTTTGAACGTGACATCAATCGGATAGGTAGACTTACAGGTAATGAAGTCACCACGCTCGTCACCTTTGTTGCGGATGTCAATGCCCATCATGCTAAGCTCCTCGACAGCAGCAGGGCTGAGGTTGGAGATGTCTACCTGGTACTTGCCAGACAGCTCGTTAACCTTGTTGAAGAAAGGCCAGTAGATAGTTGCTGCGATAGGTACGATTTTGTTGCTCATAGGTACTGCTCCTAAGTAGTTACTAAGTAGTTACGTTGAATGTTATTATTAATAATTGATTAAAGCAACGTATCTCTAATCAACTATATAGTAATATTATATCATGTATTAAACCATGACGCAACCCTCCTGTTGAAATTAATTTAGTGTGTCTCGCTCCAATTAGAACCAATTGCAAAGTCCCCGTCCATTGGGCATAGCATCTCAAGCTCAATGCCTGCATTAATGATTGACTTACGTGCAATGAGTCCTACTGCCTTGCCAAAGTGCTGAGGTGTCTCGATCTGAAACTCGTCGTGTACCTGAGCCACAAGTTTGTAGGGAATGCCGTTCTCTTGCAGCATCTCTACGCACTTGATGATAGCTAGCTTCATAACGATAGCACCACAAGACTGGAGCAAACGATTCAGTGCTTTGTATGGCTCGTCAACCCACACTACGCGACCATCTATACCTTTGACATATCCTTTTGATCCTGCTTCCTTTGCAGTATTATCAATCAGTTCTCTCAAAGCAGGAAGACCACTAAGAAAAGTCTCCTTGAGTTTAACACCATCGGCAGCAGTGCCGCCTATGATCTGTCCCATCTTGGCATCA